AAAGATATAAGGACATACAATACTAACCTCAATATCTGTTTCTTGAATTGAGTGAGAGTCGTACCAAATACCTTCGTCAACAAGATAATTATCAACTATTAACATAAACAATTCATGTATTTTTATTTTTGGATAACTTTGATTGACTGGAATTCTATCACAAATAAAATGATGGTCAACACAAATTATTTTAGTCTCAAATGTTAGAAAATTATTGATCTTTCTTGTTTCTGGTTCATCAATAGAACCTCCAAAAATTAAAACCCATGTATTATTTACATTCTCATATACTTCAACAAGAGAGCCACAAAGGTCATTGAAATGAAAAGGCATCGACTGGTTTTTATCAATTAAAGTAAAATTGCAAACTGATCTTTGTCCGGGCTCAGTTAAATCAATTGTTAATGATCTTGCTTTCACATATAAATCATTTGAGAAATCATTCCCATTAAATAAAACTTTAAATGCCAGCATTGTTATTCACCGTCCCACCATATCGACGTATTGTGCTTCTCATTTCTTTCATGAATGTAAATGTATCTTGTACACCATAGAAATTAAAGTTACCGTTTATATTGGTTCCTGCGTTATCTCTCCATGATTCATTGCCTACTGCTTTACTTGAATCGTTTAGAAGAATATCTCCAAGCCAATCTTTCTGAATTTCATCTTTTGCTTTTTTCAAACTTGTCATAATGGGACCAGAAAAATTCAATTTATCTAAGTCCATCAAAGGCCCTACTTTAGCAGGAGAAAAAGGAAGGTAATCTCTAATTTTTTGAACAGCAGATGCCATTGTCTCTTTCAAACTTCCAAACATACTTTTTATTCCCTTAATTACACTTGAAATAATATTTGAACCAGCCTTTACAAAGTTAATGCTTTTAATTCCATTCAATAAGTTATTTGCTGCATTCTTACCAATCTGTAACAATCCCTTTGCTGCACTTACTATCTTTGTTAACAATCCCCTAAACTTACTTACTGCACTATCTACAGCATTCGCAATATTTGAAACAAGAGAGTTTTTAAATCCAATTATTTTACTGATAACATTAGTAACCATAGAAGAAATAAAAGAAAGTACTCTTCCAGGTAATTTTCTAAACCAATCAACAATACTATTTATCATATCTGGAATGATTGAATGGCCTACTAATACATCATATAAATTTGTAAAGAACTTAATTATTGAGTTTATAAATGTTTTTACTCCATTCTTAACCATACTAAATGCATTTTTACATGTAGAAATTATAGACTTTCCTAAATTCAATGTTGATTTTTCAATTAAATCAAAATTAAGTGTAAACATACCTCTAATTATTCCCATTGAGTTTGTTACGATTCCCACTAAACCCATTATTACACCTGCAATATTTGGAATAATTGTAAGAAGTACAGACAATCCAGCATAAACAATTCCAAGACCAACGGCAAGTGAAGTACCGAAAACAATTGCCATCTCTTTCAACATAGGAAGTAAAGGTTCTAATGAATCCCTAAATATTGAAAAACTTTCTGATAGTAACGTAAGATCAATTTGGCTTATAGAATCTTTTAACATTCCAAAAACAGGCGACAAAGTCTCTCCTATTGTCTTTGCTATATCAATAACTCCATCCCTTAATAATATGATCTTATCGTAAAACATTATTGCCTTTGTTGTTATGTCAATGAAATCATTCTTTGATTTCTCTGGAATCAATTCAAGCATTGTTGCTGTAAAATTAGTGAAGTCTCCTGTATTTAAGGCATCAACCATGTCAGTAAATGCTTTCTTAATATCATCAAAGTTTTTGCTCACAAAATCCGCAGCTTCTTGAATTTTTGAAATTATTTCGCCAAATTTTTCTTTTATAGCATCTCGCAATTCTGTTGATGTTAGTATTAATCCCAAAAAAGCTCCAGATATTATTCCTATTGCACCAACAGCAATAATAATAGGTGCCCCAATAGCCGAAATAATTCCAGCTAACGTTGATATTCCTCCAGCTACACCAGAAATTGTTGTAAGAAATAATCCAAAACCCAATATTAGAGGTGGAATAATAGCAGCAATCGCAAGAAATCCAGCAGTCATAAGCTTAATAGGCATTGACATTGCAGTCGCTTTTTCTGTGACAATTTTCAAACCTTCAGAAAAAGTTTCAAGAATTGGTACTAACATAACTTTCATAACATCAAAGAAACTAATTGCAGTAGCTTTAATTTGTGATATTGCTGCATTGAACTTAAAGTCAACCGTCTCTGCTGCTTCTTGGAATGCTGTCTCCAACATTCCTGTTGAATTCTTAACATTACTAAAAAGTTTTATATTCTCTTCAAGACTTGAACCCATAAGATTAAATACACCCATCAATCCTCGAATATTTGGATATACTCTTGCCATAGCTTCTTCACCATATTTATTTGTCATTTCCCTTAAATCCATTAATGCACTCAATAAACCATCTTCTCGTATCTTTCTTCTCATTTCAGATGCAGACGTTCCCATTAATTCAAGTTGTTCTGCTGCTTGTTTGGATGGCTTTAGCATTCCTGACAATATACTTTTTAATTGAGTCGCCGATTCTGATGCATTCGTTCCAGTCTTTGTCATTGCTGCCTGTGTTGCAGCAACCTGATCAAAGCTTACACCTAACTCTGATGCAATAGGCAATATTTGTCCCATACTACTAGCCATAGCGTCTGCTTCTGCCTTACCTTCTTTAACTGCACTGACAAGTATATCTGTAGCTTGTGCAGCAGATAAGTTTTCCTTTCCATATGCATTCATTGCACTTGTAACCAAATCAGCAATAACTTGCGTTTCTCCAAGCCCAGCAGATGCAGACTTTCCAGACATTTCAAGTACTTCCATCGCCTCTGCTCCAGCAATGCCAGCAGATGTAACAAAATACAAAGCTTCTGCAAGTTCTTTTGGAGCTCTACCAAGTTTTGGAGCTAATACTAATATTTCGGCTCCCCATTCGTTAACCTGACTTCTAGCAATACCAACAAGGCCAACAATTTTAGAAAGTTCTGTTTCATAATCTTTCCCCAACTTAAAAACAGCCAGTCCAGCGGCTGCTATTGGAAGGGATATTGATTTTGTTAATGTTGCACCTAAACTTGTCATTTGCCCACCAAGAACGCTTAAACTTGAAGTAAATTGACTTGTAAAGTTATTGCCTAGATTTCTAGCATTATTTAGTGAATCATTCAATGGGCGAGAGTCTCCATCAATTCTCGCCGTTAACTCTCCAACAATAAAACTCATTTTACACCTTCAATCTTTTAACTTCTTTTTCGATTTCATCTTCCTTATATTCAACAAAGTTTCTATTTTCTTTATTTTTATCGAATCGATAATAAGCTGAATCTTCAGGAAGTGATCTCAAAAGAATTAAAAATTTTCTCCAAGTGATTTCATTTTTAAATCCAGACTTTACAAGATCAATATTATAAAATCTCATAAAGTCTGCCTCTATACTTCCCCATGCCCAAATTATAATTCTTGGGTCAAAGTTTGAATTTTTTTTTGGTCTTTTTTTCCTGTGTCAATATCATATCCCCACGCCCCCAAAATATCAGGGACTATACTTGAAAATACTTTCGACATTGTTACTCTGACATCTTTTGCATTCTCTAGAGCAACCATGAATTCATTCCCGAACATCATTGTTATGAATTTAACTAAATGTTCATCAGGTACAGCAACAACCATTTTTCCATTTACTTTTTTATAACAATTTCTTAGAAAAAAGATAGAAAAATTGAAAGGCATACTAGATGGAACGAGATAATGTTTACCCATAAACTTAACACTAATTGAATCTTCTTGAGCTTCTTCCAAAGCTTTGTCAAAATCAATTACCAAACTACCTTCTTGTCTGAGGGCAATTTCATTCTGTTTATTATTTAAGTATTCCATTCTCTCTTCATTACTTTTAAATTTACTCATATAAATCTCCTCAATTAAAAAATATATTAACTTCCAGGTACTATTTCGGTCTTAGTATTTATTCTGAATGTACTCTTGAACTTATAAACACCGCTTACATCAGCAGCTTCTTCATAAGATGTAAAGAATCCAGTCAAATTATATCCATACCCTGTATTTCTTGTCTGTCTCATTGTAACTGTCTTTCCAGTTTCAGCAGCATTTTTAAGCTCACTTTGTCCATCATCCATACCTGTTGATGCTTTTTCAATTACTATCCCTTCTACATTTGCTGTTTCAGAAACCATAATTGATACAAATTCACTATGTAATACGTCTGTTCCCGGAATTACATTCTCAGCAGCAGTTACATCCTCTTCAGAGATTGATGTATTTTTATTAAATGCTGTGATCTTTGCAACCACCTCTGAATCAACAATAACAATCGTGCTGGCGAATTTTACCTCATCCATCATATTCACCTCCCCTATAATCTATTTTTGTTATTATAGCTTTGCAATCTTAATCGATAAGTTACTGTGCTTTCATTTCTTCCATTTTCATCTTTACCAAGTGAATACGGATTTGTATCAACAGCTGATTGAGTAACAACAAAACTACTCGCTGGTACGAGTTTTTCACCACCAAAACCGATAAAATTTAGATGAATAGCATTTAATATATTTTTTGCATTCTCTTCAACTAAGTTTCTAACCATCACTTGGACACAACAGTTATCAACAGATAGCGAACTTGATTCATCTAAAACAGGGGAATTAATGTTATATGTAGTTATACAATTATCTGGCTTATCAGGCTGGAAGTTATGAAATATATCAATTCCTATTGTTCCAAAACCCTCTGCCTGTAAGTACTCAGCAAATTCTTTCCCTATCATTACATAAACCCCCTAGTTTCTGTCATAATACTATTTTGAAATGTTACCTTTGCCAATCTATTAAATGGATCCCTCAAATAAAATCTTTTTCTTCCATGCTGAAAATGTCTTGCTTGTTTTTCATGCCATTTAACTGCATATGGGATAATTGGAAATCCAGTTCCCGGCCCTCCCCCATATGTAATACAACAAGCTGGAACATTATTCGCAGCCATTATGACTATCCCTGATCTCATTAATGGACTTTCATCCAAAGGCACTTCACCTTTTGATACTTGCAAAACTACATTTCCTGTTTTTTCTGCTGCTCTGCGCAAAGCACCATTTATTAATAATACAAGCTCATCGCCTCTCCAATTAGTCCACATAATTCACCTCGCGAATAATTCATAGTGATGAGTTAATCCTGTTCTTGGGTCGTCTATTGGGTCTATCTTCAATACTTCCATATCTTTTCTTACATATGGAAATGTCTGATCTACCATCCAGTATTCATGATTTATATCAATTCCACAATTATCTTT